ATCGGTCACCCTCTTACTATCAAGGGACATTTGGTTCTGTGCTGTTCGTTTTGCATTAAGAAGTTTAATTTCTTCTCTTCTTAAATCATTAAGTTTTTTACCCTTCGCGGTCAAGTCAATCAACGCACGTTTTGTTTCCGTGTAGAGTTGCGCCTGTGTACGCATTTCACGCTCTAATAGGAAGATACGTTCCTTTTCTGTGTCTGTTGCTCGCCCACCATAACTTGCAATCTCTTCTGCGTTCTTTTTATATTGGTCGCCCAACGAAGCTAGATTTTTTCTGAGGAGAGCCACACCCTTATTTGCTTCCATACCACCAATAATCGCACTTGCATCACCATATTTTTGGAGTGCCGATAATGCGCTTAAAGATGCCGAAGCACTTTCATCTAAATGGGCTGTAAAATTTCGGCTACTAACCTCTATTGCCAAGATTATCGCATTTAAAGACGTTAATGTTATTAGAAGTCCAACCAATACAGGGTTTGTTCCTGCAAGTGCGTATAATGCAATACCAACCGCTCGTAGTTTATACACCAAAACACCAAGGGCTATTGTCCAACCCGAACTAGCTGTTGTTACGCGCTCAAAAGTGGCAGAAGCTTCTGCGATTATTCCTGCAACAGTAATCATTGCTGTGGTCAAATTACCAACAACTAAAAGTAAGTCTCCTATGCTTTTTGCAAATTTTGCAACCTCACCATCGTCTAATGTTTGTATAAAACGGGTCAAGTCTCCAATCAATGAGCGTAATACAGGTTCGAGTTCCTCACCAATCTTAATCGCCAACCCTTCAAGAGCCGATTGCAATTCCTTCCATGACCCTATGAGTGTATCTTGTAAAGCTTTAGCTTTAGCCGAAGCCGACCCAAAACTATTTTCCAACTGTTTTAACTTACTATCATATTTGTCGAGATTATTAAGTAATATAATTGCAGAGGCTTTACCCTCTTCACCAAATATCTCACTCAATTTAACATTACGAGCCTTTTCGTCTAACTTAATTAATTCGGTTTTCAAAATGACCAATTGGTCTTTAAATGGTAATAATTTCTTTTCAGCGTCATACATATCCACACCAAGTTGTGCTATATATTTTGAAGCCTCTTTATTGCCACCCAAACGAGACAATACAATCTTTAACTGTGTACCCGCCTCAGACCCAACACGACCTGCATCTGCCATGATTTCTAGGGCAGATGTGGTCTCCTCTAATGAAACATTAAAAGCTGTGGCGACTGCGCCAACCTTTTCATAAGCATTACCGAGTTGGGTTATGGTTTGTGCTGAATTTGTAGCACCTGTTGCCATGATGTCGGAAATTGTACCAATGTCCTTAGCCTCAAGCCCGAAAGCGTTCATTGCTCTGACCGTAATAAGAGTAGCTTCTTCGAGAGTAATCATACCAATCGTTGCAATGTCAAGAACGGAGTCAATACCTAACAGTTGTTGTTCGGCTGTCAAACCCGCCATAGCCATAGCGTTCATTCCATCTGCGACTTGAGAAGCTGAATATATGGTACTTTCACCAAGTTCTTTAGCCTTATCTTCAAGACTCTTCAACTCTTCACCCGTGGCACCTGAAATAACACCAAGACGTACTATTGATTGCTCAAATTCGGCAAAAGTCCTCACTGTTTTATTGAGACCTTGGAAGGCACCATAAATTATAGCCAAACGACCCAAGTGGGTTGCTAGTGATGCAAAAGAACGTGTCATTTGATTGACTTGGGTTGTAGTCTTTTTAAAACCCGCGTTCTGTTTTTGTAGTTTGTTGATTTCCCGTTAAGACGTTTAATATCTTGGGTTGCTTTTGCAGTTTGAGCTTCTATCTCAATCGTGATATTACTTTTAGCGTCTGCCATGACCTATCCTTTAGCTTGTTTCATCTGAGCTTCATGGTCAACTACTATAGGCTCTCGCGTTCCCGTTGGTTGGTCATCACGCACCATCTTTTCAAATTCTGCCCCTTCGAGTTTGGACATACGATGTGCAATAGCATTATAACGTATTTGGTCTGACAAAGTATCGCCTATTTCTTCGAGACATATCTCAATAAAATTCATACGATACTTGAGAACATCACGGTGACCATTTCGGATTAATTTAGCCCCTAACCATTTTAGAGTTTTTTTTTATCCACCGTATCATCAACATCAGGTAACTCTTCTTTGAGTTTACCATCTTCGTCATATAGATGGGGGTATGTGAGGCGTGATATAACAGCATAAATCTTATCGACAGTACCAATACGCAATTCACGGACTTCGTCCTCTGTGAGGTCTGTGGCGTTGGCAATAATAGCACTCTTCGTACTTGATATAAGACCGCTCTCAACATCCAACAAAAACCCGTAAGTCATATCGTAACAAATATAGGTCTTTTTACCTATCTTGATTTTCTCCATAATCTCATCAACCTCGATTTGTTCAACACTTGGCATCATCTTTCATCCTTCATAATAAATTTGGAAAGACACCCCGAAGGATGTCAAACCAAAGTTACACTGTCTTTTCAGAACCCGTAATCTTGAACAGTTTAGAGATACCTGCGCCTGAGATAAGCTCAGATGCCAACATAGTACCTTCAAACGAAAGTTTAGAAAACTCATCTGCCGACTTAAGCATAAAGTCTCCACTTGCAAGAAGTGATACACGGTGGAAAGTATAGACATAGCTAATACCATTGCCCGCACATGACTCAAATACAAGAGTACCTTCGAGTTTACTGTCAATGAAACCTTCGATGTTAATGTCATCGTAAGCTGAGTTATCAGCAGAAACGTGAATTACATCAAGAGCCGTAATCGCACCACCATCAATAGCTGTGATGATACCATTATCTTCATCGATTGTATAGTCGATGTTTAGGTCATAAGTCGTAACATCACCATCATCTTTAACAACAACATTTGATACGAATTTAACAGAAAGTGGATAAGCAACACCAAGAGTGGTAATCGTAATCGCTTCTGCCGTGATTGAACCTGAAACTGTACCCGCACGAGTAAGTGTACCAAGGTACGCACGTTCAAGCATCTCAGGAGAAATCTCAAGAGTCTCGATGTTGATTTTACCTGTAACTTTTTTAAGGATGTTCATGTCCTCGTAAGTTGTACAAGTCTCTGTATTGTCGTGAGTCAGAGTTTCAGTTTCAGTTGAAAACGACACGTTCTCAGTCTGACCAAAATCAACTTCTGCACCCGCAACACCATCTACAATTGGAGTGAATTTTAAAGCACCACCACCTGTATTATAATATTTAGTTTGTCCCATAGTAAATCTCCTTAGGGTCTTTTGCCCATGATTTTCGCTTCAAAAAACAGGTAGTCAATTTCCATCGCATCGTTTTGAAGATTAATCTCCGAACCGACAAAATAGTAATCTTGACCTCTGTCCAATGAATTAGCAATAAGCTTGTCAATCAAAGGTTCGTTGTTAGTAGGTACGATAAGTGCAAAACGTACTGTGCGTGTAATGCCACCCTGTTTAGCCAATCTGTTGACAACTAAAACGCGCGGTGCTGTGACACCCTCTGCTTTTGCATCTGTGACTAACTGCGAGGACACTTCTGCCTCAGTCATTTTACATAAATCCATTACCTACACCTTTTGTAAAAATAAATCAAGACCCTGATTAAATTCATCAGGGGTAAAGTCCATAATCCCGTAAACAACACCGTTGATTTCCAACTTGTCGTTATCTTGGACATTAGGTATCGCTGAAAACTTACACCAAGCGTGTTGGTATAAAGTTCCCATCTTGTCTAACGGCTCTTCAAAAAATTGAACGCTTATAGTCTTTAAAACTGAGCCTGACGTATAAATTGCCTCCTGAGCGAAATCTCCCGTGAGGAAAATTCCATCCATGTCGGCATCTAATTGCTTCTCAAACTCAGTCATGACTTATCTACCCAATCTTAACTGCGACTTTACCATCGCTAGTTCCTGCTTTAGCAGACCACGCTGTACCTGCGGGTTGACCACTGTCAGTTGTTGTCACATAAGTACCGTCCCAATAAAGAACGTCACCAACTACAATTGAGTCAGCATTAAGACCGTCAAACTCGTAAACACCAACTGTGTCAACTGAGATTTCCTCACCAATAGCACCCGCAGTTTGCGCGATACCAATACTAGCACCAAACTCAACAACATCACGAACAGCAGTAGTAGCTAAAGCCGTCATGATTAAAACATTACCATCAAATAACTTTTTCATAAAAGTCCTTTATTTTAAATTTGTTGTAAGGGGGTTAACCCCTACGCTTTACCACGGAATAGACCGCGATAATCTTCAACCGTAACACCAAGGTCAAATACACCCTCGTAAGTTGTACGAGCGATTGTTGAGTCGTTCATCTTAGTAACAGGACTACGGTTTGTACCCGCAAGGTATCCCATTTTAAGAGTACGATAATCAGCAAGTAAATACCATGCTGTGTCAGACTCAATCTCAGGGTCAACAATTAACACGTATGCGTTTTTGTTGACGTTTGGTACGTTGACGTTATCAGTACCAATCTTAGACAATGCACCAAGGATTTCCATTGCAGTCACTTCAAGAGCAGGTGACACAACAAGATACTTAGGCACGATGTTAAGTGGTGTTTTACCATCAATTGACAAGTGTTTAGACATCTTCAAACGACCCGCTGAAAGTGCCTCAGATGAAAGAACCGCATCAGTCGTGTTATTACGACCTGCAATCCAAATACCTGAGCCGTCTGCCATTTTGTAGTTTGCGTAGTCACCCTTGTTTTGAAGCAAGTCATACGCAATACCATTAGCAGTTGTCATCGCCATGCGACCAAATGTTTGGATGATGCCTGTAAAGTTACCAAGGTCATCATTGATAATCATTTGACGGGTAAGTACGAACTTATTACCAAATGTCTCAATTTTCCAAGACTCAGCTTTTTCGTTAGCAGATAGTTCTTTCAAGTCACCATTTTCAAGTGTCTTGTCTAAACGACCACCACCAACTGTAGCTGTAAGGTCAGTCATAACTCTAAAGTCAGGAACATCAACCTCTTTCATCCATGCTTTAAATGTACCTGTTTGAGCTTCAAACTCAGCAGTAAGTACACGCGCACCGACAGATTGTAGCAACAGTGGGAAATCGCCCGTTAATAGTGAACGCTCTGCAACTGTACTTGGGTCAAAGCTACGCTCAGACTCAGACAATAGAGCATTACCAATCGCTACAAGTGAAGCGTGACGATATTTCTCAGCATCAGCGTGAGCATTTTCAAGTTTCGCACCAACACGTAGAGCAAGACCATCGACCATTGCATCAATCATGTCGCC